GTGGGTCTGCTCCCGCACGATGGAAGGCTGCACCTGCCCCCGGTGGACCCCCATTGCCCCGGTTTCGAGTGCGCGTGTGTGTGACTCCTCTAATCTCTCCCGTGCAGATCACTATTTACGATTTTAGACCGTAACAAATACACTGCCCATGCGTTTAACTCTTAGTGTTGAACGTACACGCAGTGGGGCTGGGTAGGATGATCGGGGACTTCTTGATCTTCCTTGGGTTAGTGGCTGTCGTGTGCGTCTCGATCACGACCATGACGATTGGGGTACTCATGGCGTGGGACTACGTAAAGGCTTGGTGGAGAGAGAGATGAGAACGTTGGCTATTGTCCCTGCCCGAGAGGGGAGTAAGCGCTTCCCGGGTAAGAACAATGCGCTACTATGGCACAGGCCACTCTGGGGCCACGCCGCCATGCAGGCATATGCCGCAGGCGTGGATCTCACGCTAGTCACGACGGATGACCCCAAGATCCTGTCGTTCAGGGCACAGCAGAAAGACTTCTTCGAGATCGAGCCGCGGGCCATGGACTTGAGCCAAGATGACTCGCCTATCGAGACTGTCATATCGGATGTCCTCGCGCGCCACACAGGTTACGATGCGTTCGTCCTTCTGAATCCCACGCACCCACTCCGGCATGTGGACGACATCAAAGCCTGCATCTCGGCCTTGGAGGACTTCCCGTCATGCACTGGGGTTCGGAAGGATTATTCCTACACTGTCGATGAAGGGGCGAGGCACTCGAACTTGAACGAGCAGGGCCGTGTACCGCGACTCGTGGTTACGGGCGCCATTTACGCAGTTCGGGTGCCCGCCTTTCTCGAACGTAGGAAGCTCATGATTACCGGGAATGTCAACCGCGGGCGCGTGCATATTGAGCGCGGGCCGTATATCGACATCGACACAGAAGAGGACTTGGTGGCGGCACGGGCTTTATGGGACCATGCGCGGAGGGCCATTTGAAGAAGCTCGCAGTCGCGGCCATTATCCTATTTCTCGTTGGGATCTTACTGGAGATCGGGCTGCTGTTCACGACGTCTGACGAGGAGCTGCTCCCGCCACCCGCTCCAGCACCGGCAGAGGAGCATGACGGGACGTGGGTATGAGCGCACTCTTCCCGAAGATCCAGATGTTGAAGGTGCCCGAAGAGGCCATCCAGCGATACGGCGGCAAGAAGAATTTGATCGAGGCGCTCCGAACGATGCAGCTCAATGACGAGCTGATGCGCCTGTCGAGCAGGCTGTGGTATTCCGCCCCACCCGAATATAAGAGGGCGTTTCTGGAGAGATCGCTTAAGGAGAGAGGCCATTGAGCCAACACAAGACGGAACAGCTGTACCTGTACACGAGCGGAAAGCATGGCATCCCGGCCACGAAGTCGGACGATCCTTTACTCGTCTTCAGACACTACCAGAGATACCTTTTAGCGTTGACGTTCGGATTCGATCTGGAGACAAAGGAATGGGCGCTCGATATTGGCTCTGGGTCTGGGTATGGGACGGAGCTTATCTCTCGCCACTTCCGCAACGTCATTGGAGTTGACGCCGACATCAAGGCCGTCGAGTATGCGCGCGACGTCCATAACCGCGGCGAGAATGTCTCGTACATCCATGGCGGGCATGTGCGGGCCTACGACGTGAAGTTCGATTTCATCACGGCACTCGAAGTCATCGAGCACATGGAACCAGAACAGGGCGAACGGCTTATCGCTACAGCGTCGAAGCACCTATCCGACAATGGCGTGTGCGTCATCACGACGCCGATCAAGGAAGGTACGGCCGAAGTGCCCGAGTCTTCTTCCCGCGTGCCGAACCCGTGGCACAAGCACGAGTACAGCAAGGCCGAACTGGAGAAGGTCTGCTTCAAGTATTTCGAGGACGTGCAGGCCGGGGAGACTTCGATGGGCACGCCGGAGATGACGTTCGTTTGCAGGGGGCCGAAGCATGTGGACTAAGATCATCGCCGAAGTCGGATGCAACCATCAGGGCAATCTGGGGTTAGCAAAGAAGATGATCCATGCCGCCGCGGAATGTGGCGTGGACTACGTGAAGTTCCAGAAGCGTACTCCCGGGCTCATGGGTGCAGAGCGCTTCAATAAGCCCTACGACAACCCTCACAGCTTCGGCGCCACGTATGGCGAGCATCGCCTCGCGCTGGAGTTCGACACGAAGGGACATGAGACGCTGTGGAACTGGTGCCGGATGGCTGGCGTGAAGTACGCCGTGTCCGTGTGGGACAAGGATGCCTACGACGCGGTTAAGCATATCCCGATGGACTTCCTTAAGATCCCGTCCGCGCACAACGAGGACTGGGACCTGCTGAAGTACGTGGCGAATAACTGGGGCAAAGAAGTCCACGTTTCCGCGGGGATGATCGACTACCCGCTCAATACCGTCGTCCCGAAGTGGAAGGAGCTTTTCGGTGACAAGCTCGTCGTCTACGCTTGCACGAGTACGTACCCGTCTCCTGCTGGAGAGGTTAAGCTGCTCGACATCCGCAACATCTCGCGCTGCGGCGCTGCGGTTGGTTTTTCCGGACACCATAACGGAATCGCGCTGGACATCGCGGCATTCGCCCTCGGCGCTCAGTACATTGAGCGGCATTTCACGCTTGATCGCACGATGAAGGGTACGGACCATGCGGCCAGTCTTGAGCCGCAGGGGATGCAGAAGCTCGTGCGCGACATCAAGGCTGTGAATGAGGCGTGGGATGGACGGACGAAGATGCAGGATGGAGAAGTGGAAATCGCCAAGAAGTTGAAGGTAGTGACGGAGGACACACATGCCTAAGAGCATGAAGCCGGGCGGTGGCGGGAGATTTCAGGCGCTCACGAAGCACCTGACTGGGCAGGGGTATACGGCGGATTCTGCCAAGGCCATCGCGGCTGCGGCGGGCCGCAAGAAGTACGGTGCACACAAGATGGCAACGTGGGCCGAGGCCGGGAAGAAGAGGGCTGCCAAGTGACCGCATACGTTGAGCCCCGTAAGGGCGAGCCGGGTTGCTGGAACTTCTTCTGCGAGTGCGGATGGGAAGACTGGCGCCGCGGCTGCACTCGGGTCGTGAATGACTCCGAGCCGAACTTTCGTTGCGAGCGCCCAATCGTTGATGCCACGGATGTCCCGTGTAAGTATCAGTGGAAGTTGGCGCCGTTGATCGAGGAGTGGAAGGTCCGTCGCGCCAAGGAAGAAGCGACAGAGTACCTTCGCACATTAGAGCAGAAGCGGGCCGACGCGCTGGCCGTTCTTGGTATGACGGCAGCGGATTTGGAAGACGATACAGAAGAGGAGACTAAGTAATGGCTGGAGAAATTTTCAAGCCCAAAAGGATCATCCTGAAGGGCAAGATCAAGGAACTCGTGGTCCCCGGCATTGATGGTGCGGTGGACGAGCAGAGCGAGGAGCAGGCGGTCACGGGCGCGTTCTCGCGCACGCTGTACGCCGATCCTCCCGGCGCGTACATCTTCGTCTGCCACTGCGGGCACAAGCGTCGCGTGACGCATAGCGAGACGAACTTCCGTTGCGAGCGCGGCGGGGTCGGATCGAATGACTGCGATATCATTTGGTATCGCAAGCAGCGCCCGAGCGGAGAAGTGGACGCCGAAGGCCACGAGATCATGGAAGACGATACCATCGAAGAGACGCTCAAGATCATCGACGAATACTCCGGCAAGCCGCGAACCGTGAAGGTCCCGCGCCCGCAGTTCATCGGCCGCAAGGTCGGAGAGATGCGCGCCGAGGAGTTCCGCGCCCGCGCGGCCCGCGGCGAGGCGAACTTCGCCAATCCGACGAACACCATCGTGCAGACGAATATCATCTCGTCGAAGCAGCAGTTCGACGCGCGTGTCGCCGCTGAGAAGGCCAAGGAGAACAAGTAATGGAGTTTGAGTTGAAGGGCGACCTGAAGTGTTTTTGCGGCTTCAACTTCTTCTCTGCCACTCCGATCTTCCAGACCATCCCAGATGGCCGCACGTTTGAGATGGCATCGACGGATGGGTCTGTGAAGTTCCTATGGCGCATGGAGTGCCTTCGTTGCAAGCAGGATTACATTATGACCAGCAAACCGCGCGAGCAAGGTAACAAGTTGACCTTGCTACGTGATTATGATGACAATCTGACGCCAGCCCTAACGAAGGAGGCTGCCGCGCTGATTGACGCCCGGGCCATTGACCCGGTTGCAGGGTTCGGGCAGGAGGGGCAGGAAGCGTGAATGCTTGGCCTATGTGGATCGCGCTGATCCTATTGGTCTTCTCTCACGTCTTCGTGTTCTGCCTCGGCGTCGTGGCATACCATATGCTTCGCTGGCTGAACATGATGCCGTTACTTGCTGGTAAGGCTGCTCAGAAACAGGTGAATGAGCAGCAGCTTACGGCCATGGCCGATAAGATCGCGCGCCAACAGGTGCAGAAAGAGCAGTTCTCTTGGATGGGTAGGTTCCAGCCTCCAGTCGCGTCGCGTGAAGTCGAGGATGTGCAGGAGGACCAGAGCAAATTCTCTGGGCCTGCACCGAAGAAACAATGAGAATCAGCAAACACCGGATGATGGAAGGCTACGAGCTGAAGTGGTGGCAGGGCATTGCATGGTACTATCCTGACGTCGCCGAGTGTATCGTACTACCGATCCCTCTCAACATCATCTACCGCGCGGTGAAGCGCGCGTGGCTATGGCTCAAGCTCCCGGCGCCGATCCTGACAGACACGACTGCGTACCTGATCGCTGAGAATAAAAAGCTTGCAGATAAAGTCTCAGCGCTTGAGGCAGAGAACCGCCAGCTCCGGAAGGGATTCAAGTGAACTGCCCGCATTGCGGCAAAGAGATCGCTTCTGACGAGGCCGTGCCGAAGGCGTATCTCAGGAAGATCCTGAATGGCGTCATCGACAACGCCGAGAATACAGACGACAAGCTGCGCGCCGTGGACCTGCTGTCACGTCTGGAGCAGTATACTGGCTCTGGGATCAAGGGGGATCAGCGGAAACTGGGGGTGCAGATCGTGCAACATTCGATGGTCAAAGGTCCGGAGAAGCCGAAGGAATAACGGACACACAGCTCTCTCCAGAGCCGGGCGATCCGGCTCAACCCCCCAAAGGCGGGATAGGCGGCAATTCGGACCTGCCGCCTATCCCTTCCCTTCCTCCAATGTGCCGCAGGTGTGGGCGGCAGATGTTCAAGTTCACTAAGCGGCAGCTCTGCTTCAAGTGCAAAGCGAAGAAGCATGTCGATCTAGCCGCACAGGTGGTGACGGTGCGCCCGCGCACGAAGCCCGGGCCGCAACTTCGAGATAAGGGACTGCCGCCCGGCATTCCAGTTAAACCAACGCTACACCATCTTATCAATGAGCATCCGGCCCACGACAAAGGAGTGACCGATGGCGTCGAATCCGATGGCGTGGTTATCGAGTATCGGCCCCACCCGAAGCAGGACATTTTCTCTCGCGCGATTGAAGCGGGCGCACGCATCGTGTTCTTTCTCGCAGGCATTCGGAGTGGTAAGACTGTCTCCGGCGCCTACGAAGTGCTCAAGCACATCTACAAGTACGACCGTATCCCTAATCTCTTCTTCATGGTGTCCCCGACAAACGCGATGACGCGGACCCCAATCCGCATCTTCCAGAATGCCGCGGGCGACGCCCTCGTACACTATAAGCGGTCAAGCGACCAAGGCCCGGCACACTTCCTCATGCGTCCATCCCGCTCCGTGCCGGAGTATTACTACGTCATCGAACACCACTCTGGCGAACACCCCGACCGTATGCGCGGCCCTACCATCTCTGGCGCGTGGCTGGACGAGTGCCAGCATATGAAGCCCGAGGTATTCGACATCGTGAAGGGCCGCGTCATGGAGTCGGGTGGTATCATTCTAATGACGGGAACGCCGAGTTACCCGGCCCACTGGACCAAGACGGAGGTTGTTGACCGCGCCTATCGGTGCGGCCGATGCGGCGTGTGCGTCTATGACCACTACGACCTACTTGATGCGGACACTCGGCTTTATGGCCCGAAGGATCACGAGCCTGTGGACTGCACTGGAGATCCTCGCATCGCTGTCATTACTTGTTCGACCTTCGACAACACATACGTCGCTCGCCACGAGATTGAACAGCTGCGCAAGGATTATTCGCAGAAAGATCCGGTTATTGCGCGCCGCGAACTATTCGCGGAGTACGTTGGCTTCGAGGGGGTTGTGTACAGTCACTTCGACCGTACCTCTCACACTTCCGAGTACACCATCGCCACAGTCCCTAATGACGCCTATCTGTGCTGCGGGATTGACTTTGGGTTCAACGACCCATTTGTGTGCGTGTTTCTGGCGCGAGTCAAAAACGTCTGGCACGTAATCGGGGAATACTACACGGAAGAAAAGGGCGTGTCGCTCAAGGAGCACGCGACCCGCATCAGGCAGAAGGCGGGCAAGCTATGGCCGCGCATCAAATCGTTCTGGCACGACCCTTCCGGCCGGATTGCGGCGATGGAGCTGAACCGCTATGGCCTGAAGCCGATGAAGTCCGCGCGCAAGCGGCAGTCCACCGGACAGAACTGGAAGAACTACCGCTACGAAGTGCTCTCGTCTCACATGCTGGCGCGCGACGAGAAGAACAAGCCACTGTTCAGGATCTCCCCGGAAGCCATCAGGACTCGGACGGACTTCGAGTCGCGTAAATGGAAGCGGTACGTGGCGAAGGGCGAGGACGGCATCCCGCGCATCATCGACCTGAAGGGGCACGAGGTGGACAGGAACGCGGGCGACGACTTCGCCCCCGGCTTCGATCACGGCACGGACGCCGTGGAGTACGCGATGGTGTCTGAGTTCGTGAAGGGCCTATACACGATCAAGCCGAAAGAGGCAAAGCCCGTGGATGTCTACGAGGGCGCCGACGAGCCGGAGGTGGCGCCGAAGGTGTCCCCGGAGCAGGCGAATCTCGCCCATCACCTCGGGCAGCTGATGGCTGAGAAGAAGAAGCGCCTGCTGTCCGGGAAGTTCAAGGTCGATAGGTTCGGAACGTCGTACTAGGGCTTGACAGGACTTAGTGTAGGTTATACACTAACTACGGATGGAAGCACACAAGGTGAAGGTAGGGTCGGTTGTGTTGCATAATGGGGCGCAGCACATTGCCCATGCAATCTATGTCGGGACGTGCGGGAGAACGATGGTCGCAGTTGCGCCGATGGCGGCGCACGGAGAGGCGATTGTCTGTAACAACGTTCCGGTCGCTGACTTGAAAGAACACGGGTCCGAGGAAACGAAGAAGTAGAATTCCTCTCTACAGCTTCTACCACGGCAAGCACGTCACCGAACGTATCGCCTCCATGGCGCACATCCCGAAGTGGGTCAAGTGCGTGGAGTGTGGCGGGCGCGCGACCTTGGGGCTCTCTACTGGGCTCCTGACGTCGCACGTCCGGAACGCCGCGATCAACCAGAAGACAAAAGACATCTTCCGGTTTGTCTTTGGATCGAAGAAGGCTTCCAAGCTGAAGACGACCAAGGACATCGACGCTGCGTTCCGCGACGTCGCGCGGCGCTATCCGCACCTCATGCCCGGCTACAAGCGTGGCGAACGGTATGACGCGCGTAGCGATAGCGACATGTCGCGCCTCGGCGCGCCAGACGTCTCGTCGTGCGACCCGTTCCCGAAAGAAAAGATCACAGACTGTCGCGGCCTCAATCCTGAAAGGCGTATGCGGTAATGCCCGAAACGAATACCAGCCCGACCACGATGGGCGACAAGGGCGCGTCGAAGCCTCCCGGCAGCGGTGGCGACGAGGGCGATGACGGGAAGATGAACGACGACGAGTTCCTGTCGTTCGTGTGGAAGGAATTCGAGGACCAGAAGGCGTACAAGCACTCTCAGGTCAATCCTGCGGACTGGAAGCGGTACGCGATGCTATACATGGCGCAGCACTGGAGCGGGATGCAGAAGGAGTGGCAGAGCACGCCGACGATCTCGCTGATTACGGCTGCCGTCAACTCGCTGCTGGCGGTCATTACAGACAACCGCCCGCAGATCGCGGTCATCCCTCGGCAGCCGGAGCACGAGATCATTGCGACCGTGATTCAGGCTATCGTGGAATGGCTGTGGGAGGAGAATGACTGCGACGTCAAGCTCCCCGGCACCATGCTCAACACGCTGATCTTTGGCAATGGGTTTTGGAAGATCCTGTGGGACCCCAGCAAGGGCAAAGGTACTGGCGACATCTCTATCGTGAACGTCGATCCGCTGTGCATGTTCTTCAATCCCGAGGCAACCTCAATCGACGACGCCGATATCATCGTGCACGTCGAGCAGATGTCCCTCCGGCGCGTGGCGATGCTGTGGCCCGATAAGGCCGATCAAGTTCTGGAGAAGATCAAGGACCCGTCGATCACTGTCGATAGGCCGCAGGTTGGCCAGCGCCCGGGCGGCGTGCGTTCGTCATACAACATCCCGACGACTAGCAACAGCGACGTGTGGGAATATCGCACGCCCTTCCAGACTAAGGACTCGCCTCACAAGAAGAACACCGTGACTGTGATGGAGCGGTGGGCACTCGACAAGAAGTCGCTGCGCTGGAAGAAGTCTGTCGTGACTCCCGATCTCGTGCTTGAGCCGGAGGAGGAGACTGACTTTTCGATGGCTCCGTTCGTCCACTTCGCAGACTACAAGCTGCCTTGGTCTATCTGGGCGTCCGGCGAAGTCGGACTCGTGGAGAACCTCCAGTACGAGATCAATAAGCGTCGCGGCATGATCCTTGACATCCTACGTTACTGCGCCAGCCCGCTGATCGTGTATGACCCGGGCGCCGGAAACGACCTTGAGAATCTTGAAGTCGAGCCCGGCAAGGCGATCCCGGCCGAAGGCGGCCCGCAGTCTGTTGCGTGGATGCTGCCGCAGATGGATCTCGGCGGCCTGTTCCAAGTGCAGGACCGCGACAAGCAGGACATGAATAGCATCCTTGGCAACGTCGAAGTGATGCAGGGCGTTCACCCGCCCGGCGTAGATGCTGGCGTTGCTCTGGAGCAGCTGGCCGACGCAGCTGCCGCCAGAATGAGGCCGAAGATCCGCCTGATGGAGGCGTCGCTGCGGCGCACGGGCAAGATCATGATTCACTACATTCAAAAGCACTACACGGCAATGCGCGTGTTCCGTATCGTTGGGCAGGACGCGAACCAGTTCTTCGCCGTCAACAAGCCGTCCGGCGCTGAGCCGTACATGGGCGAGGACGGGCAAATGGCTGGTATGCAGCCCACGTTCGATGCGCAGTCCAACGTCATTCCGGAAGATGCCGAGTTCGACGTCCGGATCGGCGCCGGATCGACGCTCCCGGTGTCCAAGGCGGCGAAGTTCCAGCAGGCGATCACTCTGTTCGACCGCGGCGCCCTCCCAATGCGGGAACTGCTCCGCGCCTCTGGCTGGGATAAGTGGCAGCAGATCGCTCAGGAGATGGAACAGGCGCAACAGCAGCAGGCTCAGGCGCAGCAGGGCGCTCAGCCCGGGCAGCCTCCCCCGCAACAGCAGGGGCAGGCGAACCAGCCCGGCCAGCGCCCTTCACCAGAACAAATGGCACAGTTGATGGGTATGCACAATAAACTCGGGGCTGGCCCCCGGTAATAGGAGGAAACCATGGCGTTCCGTAAGTCGTCCAGCGGCGGCAAGATCAGCTCTCCCATCGAGTATGGGGACAAGGGCATCGGGCAGGGTAAGAAGCCCGGCACGGATTTCCGCAAGTCGAGCAAGTCTGGCTCGATCAAGTCTCCCGTCGAGTTCGGGTCAAAGGGAATGCCTTCTGGCATGAAGGTGACGCACAACCGCCCCGCGGTACTGGACTAAGACATGAGCTGGTTCAAGCATTTTGTCAGAGGCGCCGAGAACCTCTTTCATAAGATGAACGGCGCCCCGCCGATTGGTGCGAGTAACGCCGCACCCACGGCGTCGGCCGGACCGACTGATACCCCGCCCCCGATGGGTGGCGCGGCCACGTCGAATGCGGGCGATGCAGTCGTGAACTACCAGACCAAGGGATCGCCGGGGCTCAAGAACCCGGGGCAGCCGGGCCTGACCGGAAGGTAAATGGAAGACAGAGGCAAGTATCTGGTTGGCGTGCGCGGTATGCGTGGCGCCCCGATGGGCAAGAGCGTCTTCAGGCTACTCCGAGATGCAAAGCCTGATCTTGAGAATCTCATGCACCAGCAGGACCAGAAGCCAATCAGAGGCGAAGCGCTCCCGTTCAAGCGTGGCGGCGCACTTGGAGGCGAAGTGAAATGAATATTGCAGAAATGCTTGCGCAGCGTATGAAGTCGCCGGGCTCGATGGCGAATTTCGCTGATCGCACGGACCAGCCGGGCGCCGCGCAGGCGGTGCAGGACCAAAGTGGCGGCGCCATGGTTGCCCCAGATGGTAACGATGACGCGGGGGCTGTAGTAGCCGATGTCTCAGAAGACGGCGGCCTTGGGATGCTAAGTAGCGCCCATAAGCTCGCGCATGGCAAGAGCAAGGCGGCCCTCGGTAAGGCGATTGCCCACGGTAAGGCGAAGCACGCCAAGGGCAAGACCAACACAGAGCGACACGAAAAGAAGTAAGGGTAGTTCTCCGACGCCCTTGAAGATCGGAGAAGCAAAGCGGCGGAAAGCCGGAAAGGTCAGTTCACATGGCAGATGAGATGGCGACTGGCGGCGAGGCGGCTTCGGAGGCGGCGAACCCGCAGGCCGGAGTGACAGAGGCCGGACAGACGGCAGCTCCAAGCAACACAGGCGGCGGTGCGACTCCCCGTGAGTATCGCCTTGGCGATACCACGTACAAGGGAGAAGACGAGCTGTACAAGGGCGCTCAGAGATGGCAGGGTGAGTTCACCCGCGTCAGTCAGGAGCGGTCCAACCTACAGCGCGAGAATGCCGGGCTCAGGGCAGTGTTCGATGTCGTCAAAAGCGACCCGAGGTTGCAGCAGGAAGTGCTCCAGCGTATTCGTGCTGGACAGTCCCCGCAACAGGCGGTGAAGGACACGGCTCAGGCGCACCCGGAAGTGCTTCAGCAGATGCATTCTCTGAAGTCCGAAGTCCAAGAGCTTCGACAGGCTCGGCTTGTCGATGAGCAGGACCGGGCTCAGTATGAGTTCCGCGACAAGCACAAAGACATCAACGACAAGGAGTGGCATAGCATGGCTGAGTACATCGGCGCTAACGCCGAATGGCTCCAGCGCGCGAATCTCACTCCTCAACAGATGATCGAACTCTCGTACAACAGTACCGTCCTACCTCAGAGACTCTCAATGGCTCATGCGGCCGGGCAGCAGGCGAAGGAAGACGAGATCCGCAAGGGACAGGGTTCCCGACTGATGGGATCTCAGGCGGCTTCATCTTCGGCTCGGGCGACGAGTAACGAACGGCCTAAAGGCAAGCTCACCCCCGCTCAGGAACGCGCGTATGCCGGAAAGGTATTCGCTGCGAACAAACGAGGTTAATTAAATGTCCCTCCCGTTTTCGACGCAGGTTGAAGCGACCACGCTGAACCTGCTTGAGAGTGGCGCGGAAGATAACATCTACGATTCCGCCTCTCTCTTCTATCACCTTCGTGAGACGGGGCAGATTACGGCGTCCGGTGGTTCCCAGATTCAGAGCGTTGTGACGTACAAGAAGCTCGAAGCTGGCGGTTCCTATCAGGGCGCTGACATCCTGTCCACTCAGCCTACTGACACTGACACGGCGGCTGTCGCCAACTGGAAGCTCTACTACGTCCACGTCGTCATCACCAAGCATGACATTCTGCGCAATAGCGGCGACGAGGCGGTTGTTGACCTGATCCAGACCAAGACGAAGAACGCCCACCTGAAGATGGCCGACCTGATCTCGACGGACCTGTTCTCGACCAACGGCGACAGCGCCACTGGCGTCACGGGCATGCGTAACCTGATCTCGGTTTCGACCACGCATCACAGCATCTCTCCCACGGATTTCTCGAACTGGATTTCGGATACCGATACGGCGACGTCGGCGATTTCTCTGTCTCAGATCGAACAGAACTACCTCGACGCGACCATCGGCTCCGATTCGCCTGACATCATGGTGACGACCAAGCCCGTGTACCGGAAGGTCTGGTCCCTGCTTCAGGCCAATCAGCGGTTCGGTGGCGAGCAGACGGCGGCTGGCGGCTTCAAGTTCATCCTGTTCAACGACATCCCGATCTTCCATGACTCGCACTGCCCCGGCACGGGCGCGGGCACGGCTGACTCGTGGCTGTTCTATCTGAACTCCCGCCACATGAACATGTATGTCCACAAGGACGACAACTTCACCGTGGAGAAGATCCCGCCCCCCGCGAATCAGGCGATTCGCATTTGGCGTCTCGGCGCGACGTGCAACTTCCTGTTCCGGAACCGTCGCATGTTCTCGGGCATGAGCGTTCTCAAGCCCTAACTTTAGCCCGCCGTCGCAATTCGCACGGCTATAAGCAAGGAGAAAGACAATGGCTCGCGGCAGAATCGCTCATGCGATTACCTTCGGCGAAGACGTGACCAGCCTCGGAAACGCTGCACAGCAGTATCCGCTTGGCACGATGCGCATGGAGGAAACCACGCTCTCTCTCGGTGTTGAAGTCTATCGCTACATCCTGCACTCGGCCAACTCGGTCGCCACTGTGGCGGGCGGGCTGGCGTACCGCGGGGTGACGATTGCGCTCCCGTGGAAGGTCACGGGCGCCATCGGCTCCGGCGCGTCCGGTCTGGCGATGGGCGTGTATCAGTCGGTTGTCACCGACGCGACGTATGCTTGGGTGAAGACCAAGGGGTATCAGTCCAACCTCAAGAAGCAGGCCGGAACTGGCATGTCTTGGGCGAAGGGCCTCTACCTCTTCTCGGACCCCTCGACTACGGCCAACATGAAGGCTCGCGTCATCAAGATCGCGGCGACCACGAAGGTCAGCGGCGCGGAGATCCGCGCGATGCTCCAGCGCAACATCGGCTTCGCGGCTTCGACGCACTCGACGACCAACACGACTGGCAAAGCCTACATCGAACTTGAGTAATGAGCACCTTCGGTTGCCCTCGAAAGAGGGCAACCCTTGATGTTCATTCTCACGACTGAAAAGAAGCTCCGCTCTCGCAGCCTGCTCCGGATGCTCGATCCGGGGGATACGTGGGAGGAGAATATCTGGCCCAACACGTATCGTAATGATACGTGGGATGCTATTATAGAGCGCGCTGGGAAGCAGCCGTGGAGGCACATGCGCGAGCTGTACGGCAGGCACGAAGGGGAAACCATCATCATCACTGGTTCTGGCCCGTCGCTAGCTGGCGCCGCCGAGACGCTCGCCAAGTCGAAGCGCACCATCATGTCGATCAACCGCTCCATCAAGAGCGTCCCGGCCACGTACTTCCTCGCGCACGATCCAGATGCGCTACTGGAGCTGAAGGACCATCCGAACACGCAGCGCGCACAGAAGATCGTCTCGTGTCAGGTCATGGAGCACGCGCCGGGGATGGAGCTGTATGGTATCGAGGCGAGCGGCAAGCCGTCTCGCTGGCCGCTGTCGTCTCGCCCGCTCTACTGGAACGAGATCACGCTCGGATGGGCGATCCATCTTGCGATCCGCATGGGCGCCGCGCGTATCGTGACTATCGGCACGGACCTTAGCGTTGGGTACTCGGACGGATTCGTCCAGCCCGGCAAGGATAAAGACTGGCTGCTGGCGCAGCACATTGGCACGCGCGAGCGGACCCTCGAGATGTTCGAGCGCGATAAGAGCGAATGGTACGAGCGGCCAGTGGAGATACTGGACGCTTCGATGGGGGCGATGCCTGTCCCGAAGGTCAAGCTGGAGGAGATCGCATGAGTAGCGAGAAGTTGGCGCGCGAGCTGTACGGCACGCGCAAGGGCGACTTGGCGTTCATTGTCGGCATGGGTCCGTCCATCGTCTATGCTAAGAACAAGCTGAAAGAGCCGCGGCCTAACGTCTTCCGCATCGCCATCAACAAAGCTATCGAGGAGATCCCCGCTGAATACTGGTTCTGGATTGACGGAGACGCATACGAGAAGTCGAAGGACCATCCGAACGCGAAGGCTGCCATCAGGATCGGCGTGGACAAATTCCGTGACATGTACGACCCGGAAACGTTCGTCTGGGAGCGGTGTCTCGACGACCTTGAGCGCGACCTGAAGGATGGGAAGCTCGTCCACCGGGCGACGTCGCTGATCGGCGCGATCTCGGTGGCAATGCGCATGGGTAGCTGCCGGATCGTCATGGTTGGCTGCGATAACCATGTCATGCCGCACGAGATCAAGCAGCGTGAGGCAGAAGACGCCGCGAAGGACTGGAATAGCGTCTACACGTTCACGTTCGCCCGCATCAACGAGGCGCTGGCGAACACGCGCAAATGGCTTCCGAAGGAAGTGATGCTGCGCGACGCATCTAAGATCGGGACTCAATGGGGCGACCTGCCTCTCAAGAAGACGACCATCGGCGAGGAGATCGCGCTCAACAGTGACTTCCATAAGTGGCTGGAGGAGCGGAATGTCCGATGAAAAAGAAGTACGAAGAGATTCCTGTCCGAATTGCGATGCTGCCGATGCCGTTTGTGCGGCATATCGTCACGCGCTCAAAGATATTGCGCGCGGGAAGCCCGACGCTGCCGCAAGAATTGCTATCTTGGCTCTTGATAATGACCGCGTGCGCTTCCTTGGTCAGCTTTTTCATAAGATAGTCAAGGCCGCCACGGTCCTGTACAGGCATAGGACTGATCCGCTGTCGGTGGATTACGAGAAGGCGATGAGGACTTTGGAGGATGCCGTCGAGGCGATCTTGAAGAATCCCGGCGCCACGGTTAAAGGCTGGACTGGAGATATTTAATGGCCGCCCTATCACAGCTGATTACTGACCTTCAGACGCGATTCCGAGACGTCGGCGGTGGCTTCATCTCTGCCGTCCCGGCAACGCTTTATCTGAATCTCGGGTGCGAGGACTTCGCCAACTACGTCGAACCGCAGTGGCGAGAGTACGGCTTCTTCGTGACCGCTAAGCAGTACCGCTATGTGCTGCCGACAGAGTTCCTCCACACGATGACGATGATGTGGTATCAGAACGGCCAGTACGAGATCCCGTATCTGTCTCCGCAGGAGTTCAAGTCCCGCGGCTATATGAACCGCAGGATCTCCGTCTCGACGCCGCAGGCTTACACGATCATCAATAACGAGCTGTATCTCGGCCCGGCGCCCGGCACAACGTCGAGCTCGTCTCTCCTGACGACGACTACGCTGGCCGCCAACGGCACGAGCATGACCGTGACGGATGCAACGAAGTTCCAGTCCCCGGCCGGACTCGTGCTGATCGACAGCGAACAGATCCCGTATCAGGCGAACGATGGGGTAACGCAGCTTTCACTGCTGAAGCGTGGCGAAGGCGGCACGGCCGCGGCACAACATCTTAGCGGCGCGACAGTGTTCCGGATGGACATGGTGATGACGTACTCGTACTCGCACAAATACCTCAGTGCCACGACTGACGCCCCGTCGTTCCAGACTCAGTACCATCGCACGCCAGTGCACTACGCCATGTATCTTGCACTCAAGCAGGACGGGCGAGATAAGCAGGCGGCCGAAGAACTACAGATTTACACGCAGAAGAGATTGGAAGCGCGCCGGGAGATCCGGATGCTGACGCGCGATAAGAATAATCGCCGGATTTCGACGGCCTATCTGTGAGCGATACTGAAAACAAAAAGGCAGTCAAGTTCGACAAACTGGACGGCGGTATCAACACGCTATACCCGCCTCACCAGCTGCCTCCGCATCAGTCGGGCGATGCCAAGAACTTCGACGTCAGCAACTTTGGCAGCCTGAAGACGCGCAAGGGATATTCTCGCTTCACGGCGTCTGCCAAGGGTAGCCCTACTGGCACGGGCATCAGCGGCCTATTCGCTGGCTCGCAGTACAACGTCGGCGCGCTCAAGGTCTGGCAGGTGACTGCGGCGGCAGTGTTCATGGATATCACGAGCGCATTCAATCAGGCAGGGGCGGCGTCTCTCTTCCCTGCTGGCGCGGCGCTGAACGATTACTGCGCCATCGGCTTCGCTACGACGTTCGCGGCCATTGGGATCACTCTGACAACCCTTGGCGTTGGCGGCACGCTCGCTTGGGAATACTGGAACGGCTCGGCTTGGACTGCGCTGACGACGACGGACAGCACCTCCGGCCTAACGGCCACTGGTACGGTGACGTTCACTCCCCCGGGCAGCTGGGCCTCTACGACGCTGAACGGCACGGCGGCATTCTATATCCGTGCGCGCGTCACCGTCCACTTCGGCACTGTCCCGATTGCGTCGCGTGGGTATATCCTCTCGACGAAGGGCCTTGTCGTTGCGTCCGAGGGCACGACGATCCACGACATCAGCGCGGGAACGTGGGGCTCGCCCCTCTCAGGCGCCACTCCAACGCTGAACTCGCGCGTCCACTTCATGCTCTACAACAACCTGCTGCTGATCGGGAATAAGGCTGGCGGCCCGTGGAAAACGGTGGATGTCGTGACGGCGGTGGCGCTGGGCGGCTCACCTCCGGCAAATTCCATCGGCGGGATGATCCATCGCTCGCGCGTGTGGTGGTTTCAGGATAACTCCTCGGCAGTCACCTTCAGCGCGCTAAACTCGGAAGAAGACTATGTTAGCGCGGATAACGCTGGGTCCATCGTCATCAACAACGGCGACGGGATGATCGTGAACTGCGTTGCGAGCGGCGGGCTGTTTGCGGCGATCTCCAAGATTTCTCCCTCCTCTGGAGGCACCGAAGGCAAGCTCTACATCGTCACGGGCAGCTCGACGTTCGACTTCGCCGTGCAGAAGATGGCAGACTTTGGAGTCCAAGGGCCGGACTGCATGGTCAGCTACGATAACATGATCGTGGCCGCCACTAACCGCGGCGTCTACGTCATCCAGCAGACCGTGCCTACGAAGCTGTCTCAGAATATCAAGCCGTCCTACGACGCCATCGTTGGGCAGGCGACGCTCGCCATGGGCAAGTGGCGCACGACGATCCGCCTGTCTTATTCCTCTAGCGCCGGGGCGAACGACAGTCAGTTCGCTCTCGACCTTGAGCGAGGCGTTTGGGGCCTGAACGCGACCAAGCCGTTCTCACGCTACGCTGGACATCCTGACGGTAGGCTTTTGGCTGGATCGAACGCTTCTGCTATAGTATACGTAGACGAGAGCGGCACCAACGACGACAGCGCTGCGATCAATATGTACTGGGTGACGAAGCTGGAAGACTTTGGGATCTCGGCTTCGCCAGCGCACCTCGCAGAGATTGACCTACACGCCGATAACACGGGTAACTGGGCGATCACAGTGACGCACCTTATCAATGGGACGGATACCGGGTACTCGGACACGATGAACGTGTCAACGGAAGGCCCGGTCAAGCGCATGAAGCGCACGAAAAACAAGCGCGGGAAGCTGCACCAGATTAAGGTGGCGGCAAACCTTGCGGACAAACCAGTGACGATTCATAGCATCACGGTCTGGGGCGAAATCTTCAACCCGGGCGTGATTTAAGGAGGATCAATGGGCGGCGGTGGAGCTACTGGCGGGCTGTTCGGCGCGTGGAACAGCTACATGAAGTACAAGAATCTGAAGAATCAGGAATACTCTGAACGCGAAGGGCTACGCAACAACCTGAATCAGGCTAATAACAATGTGCAGATCACTGGCGAGCAGGCGCCTCTCGTGCCTCTCCAGTCTGCCGAGAGTTTTGCGGCCCGCGGCGTTGGGCAGTCCTCGTTCGGGAACGGCACTGGCGACCAGTGGGCGCAGACCGCGCCTCAGACGCCCCCGAACCCCGGCGCGCAGTATGCCAACCCTAGCACTGGCCTACAGACTGGCCCGGGGCAGGCGGGTCCTCCCGGCACCGTAGGATCGTACCGCCTGCCGACTGACGTGTCTCAGCCAGCGCAGAGCGGCGGCGGGCAGGCCGTGGGCACTGGACTACAGCGTGCGCGCGACCTTGCATCGTCGATGGTGTCGAACGCCGGAAGCCAGCAGAAGGCCGCGGATGTCGCGCTCACGAACTACAACCACACGATCAAGAACAATAGGCACATGTTCTATACTGAGATGGCGCAGGACTGGCTGAATGCCATTCTTGGCGCATCGGGGATGGCATAAATGGGAATGTTCGACGAATACAACCAGCAGGCGCAGCCGTCGCTCGGCGCCGAGAACGACTACAAGCAGGCGCTCGCCATGCTCAAGCCTGCGCCGAGTGCCGGGGCAAGCTGGCCATCGTGGCAGGGCGGCGCACAGAAGTTCTCGGGAGGCGGTGGCGGCCCGAAAGAGAATCAAGACGGCTCTGTCAGCGTCTCGCCGGAGGCGTCAGCGCCGCAGCAGGCAACGCCGTCCCTTGGACAGGAGAAGCCCGCCGAGGCGATGGCGATGGTAGCCCCAAAGGATTCGGCCCCCGCTTCGTGGCCTTCATGGAGCAGCGGCGGTGGTGGCGGTGGTGGCGGTGGCTCTATGAGCCAGATGGCCTCTATCGCCGGAATGTTCATGTGAGGTAACAAATGCCGGGTCTATTCGACAACTACAACCAGATCGGCCAGCCGCAGCAGCTCGGCGACGTCAAGGATATCGTCGCGCAGCTGATGCAGCAGCAGCAGGCCGGAGATCCCACGGCCCCGCGGCAGCCAAACGCGCAGGAATCAGTACAGCTCAAGCAGGCTGCGATGCAGGCGATGCAGGCCAAGGGCTCTATGCCCGCGCAGCAGGGCGCCGCTATGGCGGCGACCGGGCAGCCGAATACGCCTCCTCCGACGCCCCCGCCCGGTGGCGCACAGCCTCCCCCGCCGACAGCGAATGCGGCGATGGACGACCTGCTCAATACCGGATCGGCCCCGGCGCCAGCTGCTCAGCCGCAGATGTCCGCGTCGGATGCGATGGACGCGCTCCTAAAGGCTGGCGCCCCTCCTCCGAAGGGAAAGTACGACGACGATCTTGCCGACATCGACAAGCTGCTTGAGATGGCGAAGAAGCTACAGTCGCCGGATAATACAGACGAGGCGATCAATAAGGCTTACAAGATCGACAAGGGCGGCCACGACGAAGAGGTGGAGAACGCACTGCGGCAGGCGCAGGCGATCCAAACGCCCGGCCCTAGCGTCAATCCTGATAACCTGCGAAGCACCCCGGGGCAGGCGGCCGACACTGCGCAGGGACTCGACGACATCCTGAATTCTGCGAATGGCAACCCTAACCCTGACAAGTTGCGCGGGACGCCGGAGCAGGCCGCTGGCGTCAAGCAGGGCCTCGACAGCATTCTCTCTGCATTCGAGCAGGATAAGGCAAACAAAGAGCCGACGTGGCGAGAGAAGCTTGGGACCGAGGGGTCCTATGACGACTTCCTGAACCCTAAGGTTGACGCGGCAGAGTATGACAGGCGCCATCCCGGGATGTTCTCTGGCAAAACGCCGTCTGGGTATCAGGAGTGGCTCGACGCGCACGGTAAGGATTCCACTGGGCGCCCGCAGAACGGCCCAGAAGCGTCGGCCGCTCCGGCGCCTAGCGGTAAGTCTGACTTCTTCGCCGGGCTCGATAAGGAGCGCGGCGGGACGTTCGCAGAAAAGAACCCGGGCGCAAAGACTGAAGGCGCGTATTCTGCAACCATCGGCCAGCCGGAGATGATGAACCAGATTGCCGGAGTCATTGCCCCCGCAGCTGCGAAGCTGGCGAAGGAGATGAACAACACTGGCGTCAACTCGCCAGAAAAGGCCGAGACTTGGCTGAAGGCGAAGTTCCACGACGACCCCGATCTCGACCGCGCCATCGCAGAGGCGAAGGCTACGTATGACCAGATCACGAAGCTGAACAATCAGCCGCCGTCCGTCGTTCAGTTCATCGGAGCAATCCTCGTCGGGCTTGCTGGCGGCTCGCCGCAGGTGATTCAGGCTATCCTGCATCCGCACGAGCACCTTAACGCAGAGCGCGAGCGGACGGCTGGAGAGGCCCTCCTCAAGATGCAACTCGCCAAGGTTAACTCCAAGGAGAAGCAGTTTGAGATGGCGCAGAAGACTGGCGAGAATAGCATGGCGCAGAAGCGCCTAGACCAGCAGAACGACATCTTCCAGCAGCGCGAGACTGATACCGCCAACCGCGACAAGATGAAGATGAACCGCGAGGGGCTTGAGCAGGGCCGCGCACACGCGCGGTCGATGTCTCAGAAGTACAGCGAGGACGCCACGCACGCGACTGGCGAGCAGCGCAAGCACTTCATGGATCTATCGGAGCAGTACCGCCAGCACGCGGAGACGTTCGGCAACCTTCTTGGAGAGCCTAAGCTCCCGAAGGTGGCGCCTCGGCCGCAGCCGAAGCTACCGGGTGGCCCGCAGTCGAATGCTGGCGAAGTCAGCCCGTCTGTATCCCGCCTACTCGGAATGAGTAACGCCTAATGGCGCTCGAAAGTGGCGACGGTCCCCTTCCGCCTGTGAAGGGGGTTTCTCCTATCCCCGCGATGCAGTCGGCTGCGCCGAACGCGCTCGGCCCTCGCCCGGTGGGGCAGAATGCCGACTCGCTTCAGGCGCCGCAGGCACAGCCTGACCAGCCGCAGCCGCTTCAGCCTATGGCGCAGCTGGGCGATACCGGGCTCCAGCAGATGCCCCCGCTTCAGTCTATGGCCGGGGCGCAGCAGTCAGAGCCG